CTGCACCAAAGCGGACGACTTGCTGCACCGCTGGTTGGCCGTTGTTGACCGTGTAAACCCGTGTAAGCGTACCCCCTGCCGTGTAATACCGAATGAGGGCTTTGTCAAAGTTGGCCGTCGTTGTTCCCTTCCCTTGAGCGAGCCACCTCGCCTCGGTGTTGGAGTGCCACACGAATCGGGTCGGGGTGGTCAAAGCCAAACTACCCAAAAGCGTACCCGAAGGGAATCGAGTCGCAGAATTGTAGGATTGGAACTCCAACTGCTCCAAGTTGCCCGCAAACCCCATGACCCCGCTGACGGTTGTAACCGTTCCCGTCTGCACGACTGGAGTGTTCCCGTATTCCTCCAAGAAGTCGAGCCTGTACCCCGAATAATACCCGGCATGATCCACGAAGCCTGTTTGGGTCAGGGATGGCTTGGTCGGTGCAATCAGGGTTTCAACGACCTTGGCAACGTCAAAGAAGCCGAAGTTGGTGCTGGGCAGTTTGTCGCACTTTAGCCGGGCAAGGGTCGTCCCTGCTGGGTTCTTGACATCGCAGACGTAGCGGTAGTTGGGTTGTGCAATCAGCGAACCGCTGACTTTGAAGAGCATCTTGTTGTAAACGGGTGTAGCCACGAGAGGCGACCCGGAAAGGACGGTTGTTGCCATTTTATAGTTTGGTTGCTACGCTTATGGATTTGCCAAGGGTTTCAGCGATTGTGTTTACCAAAACGTCTATCATTTCGGGGGATAGGGCGTTGCTCATGAACTTGGTTCCCTCGACACCTCGCTCACGGATAGCAAAAGCCATTGTCCTTGCGAGGACTAAACCCTGCTCTTGCTTGGTCCGCATCCGCTTGAGTTTGCGTGAATAGGTTGGGGTTACTGCAATCTCCTTATTTGCAATCCAGTCCGCTATTGCTTGGGGTGGTGGAATCTTGTTTTCGTACCTAAACTTTGAGTCCCTTGCGGATATGTAACTCGATGACCTTCCGTGAACCCCTTGGTCAACGTACTTCCAATAGGGGTTGGCCATGATAGCCACCACGATTTGCTTTGCGGATAGTTCGATGTCTTCGGGGGCGATGGATGCCGATAGCGTTCCCCCTGCGTTTGCGTTGGCTGATTCGAGGTTCTTCTTCGCAAGTTCGATGACCCGTTCAATCCACTTGACCAGCACGTCGTGGGTTGGCGACTTGCCTCCACCTTTGGGGCCGACGACTGAACCAATCCCCTCCAAAGCGGTTTCGTCGATGCCCTTCATTGAACCGCTGCCGAACTTGCCTACGGGCTTGCCATTGGCGAGGATGGTTGTTTCCATGTGGGTAAATGTCCCCCGTGCTGGAATGTGTCTATCTGCGTCTCGCTCTTTCCGCTTCCATCCGTTCGGCTTCCAAAATATCGTGAATCAGGAGCGCGTAGTTCAGGAACTCCACCGCCTTCATGGCAAAGATGGCATCGAACTTGAGAACGTCCTTGTTTGCCATCCGCCACACCACCATCAGCCATCCGTACCCGGCAAGAGGGCTTACGTCAGCCCCTCGGCCTTCGTCATCAGGTGCTTGGAATAGTCGCTCAAAACTTTCAAGTAGGGTTCGGAACTTAGCAAAAAAAAACTGACAACCCCCCAAACGTCGCCGACCTTGGCGTGCTTCTTCATCAACTCGGCTCGCTCCGCATGGGCAGCCCCGTCGTACTTTTTCGGGAAGAATCCGAATAGACCGCCATCCCTGCACAAGGTCGCCATGATTCGATGAAGGTTTTGGAGCAGTTGCTTTTCGTCGGTCGTGTTTGCGTCCATCAGTTCAATCAACTGCCCGGCCGTCAACTCGTCCGTGAACACCGTCGGGATCCACCACTTGCCCCCGGCTTTGAACTTTCGCTTATACCCAAGGGCAGGCAATGCGTTCCACTCGCTGATAATGGCCTTATAACGCTTTAGGACGCTCTTGGCGGGCATTTCTCTCACGAGGGATATATCCACCCCCTCAACGATTGCGACGACTCCTGCACGCTTGTCGTAGTCCCCGAGGACGCTGGAGAACTCAATGGCTCCGATACGCTGGAACTGGTCAATGGTGAGGTCTTGAAGTTTCATAGCCATAACTTGGGTCTTGAGTTGCAACGGATTTCGGGAACGACAACCATAGGCAGGTCATTCAAAAGTGCAAGGTTTGTCAGAATGCTTTGGTCGTGCCGGTGGTCAATGAACGACGGATGGTTCGGGTATTCGCTTGGGTCGTCATTTACCGCCTTATCAACGTGGAGCCACTTGGACCACTCGTACATGAGGTCAATCGTGAAGTCGGTCTTGCGTAGTCCGAGGAACCCTGCCTCTATCTGCATCGGTTTCTCGTTAAAGAATTGCAGGCAGTCCATCAATGCGTAGCAGTCGCCCTTGGTGTATGAGATATGGTTGTGAAAGTTCTGGTGCAGCAGGATGGGGTTGTCTTGCAGATACTGCTTGGCAAACTCAAAGCAGCCGTCCCCGTGCAGGTCTTGGGCATCAAGGTAAAGTAGGGCTTCGTCCTCCTGCAAGTCAAAGAGAGCGTCAAGGATGATTTGAGGCTTCCACCTCCACCAGTTGTTGCCCCTGCCCGGTCGTTTCTCGTCCTCGGTCGTTGTAATCGGGAAAGGGTACTGGTTAGCCTGCGCCCTCGCTGCTGGAAGGTATTCGCTCGTTGCGTAGTTGACCCCGACTAAATACATCTCAGAACCCGTGAGAGTTTGCGAAGGCGTGCTTGAATGCAGCCACGTTGTAGGGAATGTCAGCGAACCTCTGCGAGTAGGCTCGTTCTAAAATGTGGCCGACGTGGGGAATAGCGACCAACTTCTGCTCAATGCAAGCGATGGTTAGGTCAAGGTAGGAATCGTCCCAAGTCAGCGTGTAATTGGAAGTTACAGGCACGACGGGTTGATGGAACTCCTTTGCCCCCCTTCCAGTCAGTTGCTTGATGTGTGGCTCGTAATTATCACCGCACGACCAGTAAGGCACAACGTCAACAGGGACTCGGAAATAGGCGCAGTAGGCTCGTTGGTCAAAGTCCCCGTTCCGGGTTAGGTCGTACTCGAAGAGGTTCACGACATCTCCGTTCTTGATGTAGCCGTTCTTGGCTAAAGCGTACCACCCCGTCCAAGCAACGAGGTTGCGATGGGTCTCGATGTTGTTGGGTTCGTTCCTTGCAACGATATGGTCAAGGCCAGCCATGCCGTCGAAGTCCTTGAACCCAAGCATGACCCAAGTGTAGGGAAAGAAGTCCCTGAACCTGTCCTCGGCTTCGCATTGCTTTACGATGTCCGTATCGTGGCAGAAGATGTAAGTTTTTGCCTTCATTTCTTGTAGAGGGTTAAAAGCATCCTGCCTCTTTGGTCGGTTGACCCCTTGGCTTCGTGTGGCTGCAGTTGGCTCGTAAGGTTGACCATCGTCAGCAGTTCGGCATCGTGGATGACCATCGTCCCACCGGGGTTCAGGGCTTTGTTGAACAGTTCAACCATTTCGGGAATCATGCCGTCCCCGTGGTCGGAATCGTGAAAGATAAAGTCAAAAGTCCTAACCTCTTGCAGGGCCATGTGGCTCGGTTGGTTGTTCCATTCGACCTTGAACTTGGACAGGAGTGCTTTGCGCTTATCCTCAACCGTTGTATCGGTATCGTAAACCACCACGTCAAGCCCAGCCAAGGCGATAGCGAGCGTTGAGTGTCCGAGGTAGGAACCGAGTTCTAAAGCGTGGCCTCCTTTGTGATTCTTGGCTTCCTCGTAGATTTCAATGATGTGGTCCACGGCCGTCGTGTAGATGTGGGAGTAGTCCAAAGCCTTGAGTTGGTCGATGTGTTTTTTCATGTTAGAAGGTTATGACAAAGCGTTCAGGTGAAGGCCAGCCGGGGTTGGAATCAAAGACCTTGGTGTCAGGTTTCTTGCCAACCCAAGTTTCGGCTCGGAATCGATGGTCCCTTGCAGGTTCGCCAAGTTCTTTGATGTGGCTCGACTTGGCCCACCAAAAGTTGCCCCCAAAGTAGGGATAGCCGTCGGGGTTGTTGGCATCGGCCATGTGTGGGAACTGCTCCTTGGTAATCCAGTGGCATCCTACGGCATCGACCTGCTCCAGCATTTGCATGGACCGCTCCCAAGCCACCACGTTGAAGAACAGCATGGACCTGCCCCAAAGTTGCTTGACAAGGGATGGGTCGCTTGCCCCCTTGGTATGAGCGTACAGGTACACGGCTTCTTCTTCTTGGCTTGCCCGGTACATCTCGGTAAGGGTCGCCTGCTCCCAAGCGTTGGTCCGGGTAACCACGACCTTGACCTTCTCGGCCACCATTGACCCTTCCAGCACCTCCTTGACCGCCTTGCGTTGTTCGGGTGGACCGACGATGCCGACACGGATTTCGTCCAAGACATTGATGAGGCCGTAATTGCAGACCGCCATCATATGTTGGTTGAGTATCAACTGCCAGTTCCCTCCGCAGTAGATGTGGTAGTAGTGGATGACTTTCATAAGGTCCAAAGGAGGGTTAGAATGGTGATGATGAAGAAAACGGCTGCAAGCGTCTTGCCGATTTCAATGATCAGGTCAAGGATGCGTTCGGGGTTCATGCCCCAAAGTTAAACGGCACGATATGCTTTATCAAAATACTCATCTCTATTACAAAAATCTGTTCTGTGGGCGTTTATCCCATCACCGTAAGCATCTTTTAATTGCTCTTTTTCAATTTTTTTGGCGTGATTAAGTTTAGCCATAAATTCCAATGCTATTCCTAATGGAATATGTTTACTGATATTTGGCATATTCTGCTCTAACCACTCAAGTGCTGTTTGCTTCATGCCTCAAAGTTACACAACAACGTACTTCCCTGAGTTGCTTACTCTTAACTTGTTGAGTGCCACATACCGCATAGCATCGCAGGCGTGGTTGAAGGAATCAATCGGGACCCCCGTGTTCTTGCCCTCTTTGTCGGTTGCCCAAGTGTAGGACCGCAGTTCTTTAATCAGGTTTGTGCTATCCTTGGTAACCTGCAATTTAAAGCGTTTCAGGATGTCGATGCCGTTCCTGACCGAGTCGGGGCCTTTCTCTGCCGGTTTGATGTTAAAGCCAAGTCGGTAGATTTCCTCGATGCTCTTGGGTTCTGCTGAATCCGCCACGATTTCCCAAGCCCTTGTGATGCCCAGCGTCCGCAACTTGTCTGCGATGTCTTGGTTGGTCAGGCCCGTGGAGTAGAGCAGTTCCTGAATCAGCAGGCAGTCCCCTTGGCGGTAGATTGCTACCAAGGCCGTAGGGTCGTTGCTAAAGCCCCAGTCAAGCCCAAGGGCGACGAATTTTGCTCGGCTGACATCTATACCCTCAACGACCTCGAAGTCCTCGTATATCGCACCTTGGAGCGTCCCGACCTGACCAAGACCGTAGACCTTCCACCAGTTCGCCCAGTATGCAGAGGTTTCGGCTTTGGTGCGGTTTAGTTCGATGTCCCTCCTAATCGTGTCGGGCAAAGCCTCGTTGTCCTGATAGGTCAGGATGAGCAGTTCGGAATCGTCCTCACGCAAGACCTCGGTATGCGCCCAAAATTCGTGGGTCGGGTTAAAATCGATGTAGATGGCCTCGCTGGTACGAATGGCTAACTGGTAGTAGGACTCGAAGTCGATGTTGTTCGCCTCGTTGATGAATAGCACCTGCCTCCTTGCACCCCGAAGCCTTGCCTCTTGGTCAGCCGAGAAAAACTCGATGGTGCTACGGTTAGCGAACTGGTAGGTCAGCAGGGTCTTGTTCCACCTTGCCGGAACGAAGATGCCCTTGGCAATCATTATCTTGATGAAGTCCCGAATCGCACCCCTCCGAAGGTGAGGCACGGTTTCCCCGACGATGCTGATTTCGGTCTTCTTCGTGCAAGCCTGTTTGATTAAAACGCAAAGGATGCTGAAGGTCTTGGAGGCCGAGGTCCCTCCTTGGATGACCCGTTTACGATGGGTCAGCGATTCAATCTTCCGCTTGGCGGTGGTGTTTATGACCTTCATCAATCATCTTCGGTCCATTGTTCAATAAAGACCTGATTCTCCTGCTTATCCACCAAAGAGTTCAGCCGTTGGGTGATGCTTGCGTTGTACTGACCGACCATACCCCCTTCGATTTGGTCTTGACGGATGACCCGTTTTATGCGTGAACAGATAGTTGAATAGTCGGAGTA